GAAAGGATTCCCCTTGTAGCCGTGGCATATCCATTGCCAGATATATCGGCAGTAATACAGGAAATATCCATGACAGTCTTTGGCTTGGGCCGCATGGATCGATTCGTGATTGACGGTAACGGCGCTCAGGGGCTTGAACTTTTTGCGCGCGAATATGACCCCGAACAGCATCATGGCCTTATATCCGCGAAACGGGATCAGGGAGTTGTAGATGATTTTCATTTCCGAATCGTGATGTAAATATCTTCGCCCCGGGAGTCGGCCTCGTCGAGAATGTCAAGCAGGCGGAACAGGGTAGCCCGGGAGTTGATGACCTGTCCTTTTACCTTGTTCTCTCCGACCAAGATACAGCCCTCCGTGTCGGCCGGCGTGTTCCCCGAATGGATAAGTATTCCTGAAAAGTGAGGCACATCCAGCAGCAGGGGGACATTGCGGTCTCCGTATCGAGGCGAGAACTTGGGCGACTGGGTCATGGCGATCCGATAGCGACCGTAAGGTATAGCCGTCTTGCCGTATATCTTGACTTCCTGACCGTCGAATACGCCATTGGCGTTGGCATCCCGGTCGGTATCTTCCAGCGTATCGCACTCGAAGGATGCCGACGGGATGCTTAAACGCCCGATGGTATAAGTGGGCGCGAAATAGATTCGCCTCAGAGATAGAAGCATGGTTATTTCAGAATACCGGCGGTTTTCAGAGCGTTTGCCAGCAGGACCAGGTTCGCCTGCACGCCTTCGGCCGTGTCCGATGCTCCCCATGTGGGCGTGGTTTGCGGTGTAACCAGTTTGGCGGTAACGTCCGACGCGAGTTTTGCCAGAGTAACTTTTGCGCTCCCGATAGTCGGATTCGGGTAGCTTCCGGTCAAATCGCCACCAGCAGAACCGGACGGAGGCAGAGAAGTCGGAACATTCGGAATAACCCCGTCAGCCAGCTTTGCAGCGGTCACGGCTTTGTCGGCGATTTTGTCGGTTGTCACTTTCCCGGTGCCGATAGTCGGGTTAGGATAGGTCCCGGTCAAATCGCCACCGGCAGCGCCGCTCGGAGTTGCGCCGCCCCCTTCGATGGACTCGAAGTTTTCGTTGATTTTGTTGGCCATCCTGTCGATGCTCGGGATAGGAGGCAGATCGGATTTGGTGATTTTCTTAACCATAGCAATAAAGTTTAATTAGTGTGAGAGCCAATATATCTGGGCAAAATATACTGAATGTTTTTTGAGATTACGTGCAATTTGCTTCTGAGAAAAGATTCTGAGATGCTGGAGTCTTTTCTCAGTTCGCAGACGATGGACCCGACCCAGTCGTGCTGGTTGTCGCTCATACGGTATATCCCTAATATGGAGCTGCCGTGAGAGGAAAAGAGCGAACGGGCATACATATCGTCCATTTGCGTCTCGATGTCGGATATGTGGATGTACGGATTCCGGTTCAGGTCCGCACAGAATTTAGGCATGTCCGACATGCTTATGTCATGGATATATTGTTTCATCCCGTCGATGCCTTTACGCTTCACCTCGAAGTAGATCGAAACGTAAGCCTCGTTGCCCAGCGGGTGAGGCTGGATAATATATACCCTGTCGGCATCCAGCGTGTACAGTATGTCCCACAGTTCGCCGAACACGATTGCCGAATTGTCTACCCGACGCAGGGAAGTTTCCGACATATCCTGCTTTATCTGGGATATTTTCAGGTCGGTCATCTTGTCCCGTCGGTACTGGTTGTATTTGAACCATGCGGTTATGATGGTGCCGATGGCCGCTATGATCGCTGCGATGTATTCCATTGTGCTGATTGTTATACCACTTTGCCGTAGGTTATCTCTACCAAATAATCGACTTGTTCCTGAACTGATGTCGAACCGCCTGTGAAATTGGCCATAACTTGGTATATCGATGACGGATTGACATAGGTAAAAAATGTATGGTTATTATTACTTTGGCTGTTAACGGGCACGATAGCCAAAGTCGCTTTGGTGGAATAGTTCGTGAACTTAGCGTATCCGCGAAAAGCGATAGGCGCATATTGGGAGTACGTTCCCGGGAATTGAGTCGAGGCATAGTTGTCCAGTACAACAGTCGCAGGCCCGTATTTATTGGTATACGATCCTTTGACGAGCTTCTTGACAACGGGTGCGTCGTTGAAATGCGTCGCGTCTAATTGTTGTTCAAAATAGACGTTCTGTCCGAAATCGCTGTTTTCCGCAAAGCAACTCCACGGGGAGAATGTGGATGCTGAAGCTGTATTGGAAGTACGATAGAAAGAAGGGCCGGCATATGATGTCGAGTAGAAAATGGTAACGAACTGTATGATTTTATTGGTAAGTACTATTTGAAGTCCTCCGCCTCCGTAAGGCATAGGAGCGTTCGTCGTCGATGCGGCAAATTGGAAAAAGCACGTGCCCTTTGAAATAAGCGTATTCAGATTAGTGGTAGTAACTTCCTTCATACTTCCATTCTCCACAGCCGAATCGACATACCCTTTTGTAGCCGGGTTGTATTCCCCGGTCGGTACGTAGACCGTTGTATTTTCTTTCGACAAATAATCGGCTGGATTGAAGTTACCCGAGTCCCAAACCCTCAGCCATGTTTTTGTTTTGCTTCCACGATACATCAAGGATTGCACGTTGGCATAGTCCCGCAACTTGAGTTGCAGAATCGTACCCATAAAATCCTTCCCCTGCCAGATGCTTGAATATTCTACACCCGGAAAATGCGCCTGTATATTCCCAGTAAAATCTGAATCCGTAATGTTGTCTATTCCGCCGCTGGGAAAGGTCTCCTTTTTGGTTTGAGCAAAAGACGACGGGGTGAGGTTTCCCGAATCCCAAATCTGGCTCCAACTGGACCACGTTGTACCGTTTCGACCTCTTGTCCACCACTTGTCGCCTGCATAGCAGAACTGTTTGCGGAAATCGGGGTTATTGCCATAAGCGATGGTAAATCCATTGCACCAACTATTGGCAACCGGAGCGTTCGCCGCATTGTGTGCTCCGACGAAAAAGGCATTGTTCGGGGCGTTGTTCAAATCCGAGAGCTGAGCGGCACTGAACCCGAACTTATCGTCCGGATTAAAATCATTTGATTTCCAGATTTTAACCCAATCGGCCCATGCCGTGAAAGATGTCCTATATCTAATAAAGATGGAAGCATTTGCATTATTTCCATCATACCCCAGTGCCAACTGCACCCAGTTGACGGCTCTATTGGCTCCTTCGACGACAATGACACTTCCAAAATCGGTAGGAGCATTTTCAGCTCCCCTTTCATAAGTATAAAATCCATAGGAAGTGGCGTTATTCAGGTTGGTAATAGCACCCCGATTCACGACATACTGTTCTGCCAGTTTTGCGGCTGTCACGGCTCCGTCGGCGATCTTTGCGGTCGTTACTTTCGCTGCACCGATAGTCGGGTTAGGATAG